TGATGCTGGGGCCGATGGTGGTGGTATTTCCATCAAGGGTAACAGTGACTATGAGATTACCTGGGGTCAGGGTGTTGGTGCATTCCAAGTAAATCAATCTTGGTTGCCATTCAGTAATAACACATATGATCTTGGTAGTGACTCCGTACAGTGGAGAAATCTTTATGTAGATGGTGGTGCAGACCTTGACGATTTAAATGTCGCAGGTGTTGGTACTATTGCATTCTCAGATATCAACGATGGTAACATCGATGGTACTGTAATTGGTGCTGCCGTATCTACAACTGGTTACTTTGAGGAACTTGGATTTGGTGCAACTGCACATGGTTCTCAACTTACTCTGTTAAGTGGAACTATCACAAGTCTTCAAGTAACGGGTATTACAACACTTTCTACTCTGTTTAGTTCCACAGTTCCTGGACTGAATGGTGTTGGATATGCAGGAACCAACGGTGAGATTGGATTTACATCTGCTCCAAGTGCAGGTATTTCAACATCTACATATCTACTCACCTCTCTTGGTGATGGTGTAGATGATGTACCCGTATGGACAGACGTAATCGACTGCGGTTCATACTAATAAATAGCCTGAAGCTAGTATTATATCCATGGCGAAGCCTAGCACTAGACAAGAACTAATAGATTACTGTCTTAGACAGCTGGGAGAACCAGTCCTGGAAGTAAACGTCGATGAAGATCAAATTGATGATCTTGTAGATGACGCACTACAATACTTCCAGGAACGCCATATGGACGGTGTGGAGAGGATGTTCCTCAAACACAAGGTCCAACAATGGGAAATTGATGCGGCAAGATCAGAACAAGTTGGAACCGTTGGTATTTCTTCGCAAACTTTCGCCGTAAGTGGTGTTAGTACAACTGCAGACAATATCACACTTCCCAACCATGGACTTGCCACAGGAACCCAAGTTCAATACAGCTTTGGTCCCACAGGCCAAACATCAATTGGTATCGCAACAACAAGCATCGCTGGTGTTGGTACAACGTCATTTTTGGGAATTGGCACTGATAGTACTACGCTCTATGCTATTGCAGATAACCGCAATCAGATTAGGTTGGCTACCTCTCTTGGCAATGCCAACAGTGGAGTAGCAGTAACATTTACATCTGTTGGTGTTGGTTCAACTCACTTCATTACAACAAAAACAGAATTTACAGAACAAAGAAATTATATTGAAATTCCAGATCATGTAATTGGAGTTCAAGGTATTTTCAGATTCGATGATAATACCATTTCTCAAAACATGTTCAGTATCTCCTATCAGATTTTCCTGAACGATGTTTATAACTTTAGTTCAGTTGAACTCCTGAACTACACGATGGTCAAGTCTTATCTTGAAACTATTCAATTCTTAATCAGTCCCGATAAAAAAGTAAGATATAACAAACGGGGCAACAGACTTTATATCGATATGGACTGGAAGTCTCAAACTGCAGGAGACTATCTTGTCATCGATTGTTATAGAATTCTTGATCCTACAAGTAATTCTGATGTTTACAACGATAGTTTCTTGAAGAGATATCTTACTTCACTGATTAAACGTCAGTGGGGTCAAAACCTCATGAAGTTCCAAGGTGTTCAATTACCTGGTGGACTGACTCTGAATGGCAGACAACTGTATGATGATGCGTTGAGAGAACTTGCAGAACTGCAACAGAGAATGACATATGACTATGAACTTCCTCCCCTTGATATGATCGGCTAATATGACACCTCTAAATCCTTTTTTCAGACAAGAAGTTGCCAGTGAACAGAGACTGGTACAGGATTTGGTCAACGAACATCTTAGGATGTATGGCCAAGAAATTTATTATCTACCTCGCAAGTATGTCGGAAACGACAAAATCATGCGAGAGAATATTATTTCTAGATTTGATGATGCGTATGCACTTGAAGCGTATATTGCAAATGTAGATGGTTTTCAAGGATCTGGTGATCTGATGACCAAATTTGGCATCAGAGTTACTGATGATGCCACTTTTATTGTCTCTAGAGAGAGATTTGAAGATTACATCATGCAAATCATCAGTACGGTTGATGATACTGAAGATCTTAGAATGAAAGGTGATAAGGATCTTGGTATGCGTCCCATGGAAGGCGACCTGATCTATTTTGCATTATCGGATAGTCTTTTTGAAATTAAATTTGTAGAACATGAAAGTCCTTTCTATCAGTTAGGTTCTCTTTACACATATGAACTAAGATGTGAACTCTTTGAATATGAGGATGAAGTCTTTGATACTGAGGTTCTGGATATTGATGACAATGCGGCCGATATCGGTTATGTTGTCACTCTAAATCTTGCAGGTGTTGGAGTAACTGCAACGGCGATTGCAGGTATTGCTACAGGATCTGTAATTGATGTCATTATGATTGACGATGGTTATGGATTCTCCAGTAGACCTACGGTTGCAATTTCGTCTTCTCCAAGTACTCTGCCATTTGCAGACGCTAGTGCTGTTGCAATTACAACGATTGGTGCTGGTCGAACAACATATTCTATTCAGGAAGTTCAGATTCTAAATCCTGGATTTGGATACACTGTTGCTCCTACAATTACTTTCGTTGGTGATGGATTTGCCAAGGCTAGAACAGAAATCGCGGCGGAGGGTGCAGTTAAGATTGATAGTTATACTGGAGGAATTGGTTACAGACCAAATTCTACTGTAACTGTTGCTATTAGTACTTCACCCGCAGGTCTCGGAACAGCAAATGCAACTGCTGAGGCTCAGGTATCTGCCGCTGGAACAGTTGGAACAATTAGATTTACTAATGCTGGATTTGGTTATACAATACCACCAACAATCAATCTTACAAGTCCATATGGAACAAGAAGGGCTACAGCGAATGTTGGTTTCAACTCTGTAACGGGTCTAGGACAGATTACAACCCTTACATTGACCGATGTAGGTCTTGGGTATACCACAGCCCCAGTAATTACGATCAGTGATCCATCTGGATTCAGAGCTGGTATTCTGACTGCAAGTGTTGGTGTTGGTACAACTGTAACCTCCATTTCCATCACTAATCCTGGTGCAGCCTATACTGTCGCACCAACTCTTACTATTGCATCACCTGCTGCAGGAACAACCGCAACTGCAACTGCATTCATCAATACAACAACGGGTATTATCACAGGTGTAACAGTTACAAATCCTGGTACTGGATATACCAGTGCTCCTGCAATTACCTTAACTGGTGGTATTGGAACTGCACTTGTAAGTGCGTTCGTAAATGTTGCGGGTATTGTTACTGGTACAAACATTGATTATGTTGGTGCTGGTTACACTAGAGTTCCAACGGCTACATTCTCTTCTCCATTCGTCGGAGTTAACACGGGTACATTTATTGGTAATGAGATTATTACTGGTCAAACTGGATTGGCCACTGCTCGTGTTAAGGATTGGAATGAATCAACCAAGGTTCTTAAAGTTTACAGGGTCGCTGGAGACTTCAGAGATGGTGAAACTATTGTGGGTTCTGCAACCACTTTAGATGGTGTAGATACCACAGGAAGTTACATCCTTAACTCTATAGTTTATGAAGATGCTGATGATGATTACAATGCAAGTATTGAATTTGAGGATGAAGGAGAGGATATTATTGACTTCACCGAGACAAATCCATTCGGTACATTCTAAATAGTTAAAAAATTGTCATGTTAGGATCTTATTTCTATCATCAAATCCTGAGAAGAACCGTAATTGGTTTCGGTACTCTTTTCAATAACATCGAGATCCGACACAAAAGTGATGCGGGTAACGAAGAAAGTCGTTTGAAAGTTCCATTGGCTTACGGGCCAATGCAAAAGTTCTTGGCAAAGGTTGAACAACAAAGAGATTTGTCTGGTAGACCAGCAATCACTTTACCAAGACTTTCTTTTGAAATGACTGGTATCTCCTATGATCCAGTCAGAAAAGCTTCTGTTACTCAGACTTTTAGAACGAATACTGGTGCGAAGATCACTGAATCTAAAAAGGTCTTCATGCCTGTTCCTTATAATGTTTCGTTTCAACTAAGTATCGCAACGAAAACTAATGATGATATGCTTCAGATCATGGAGCAAATTCTTCCTTATTTTCAACCCGCACTGAATATAACAATTAACTTAGTTGATTCTATTGGTGAGAAAAGAGACATTCCAATCGTCATCGAGACAATCAACATGTCCGATGATTATGAAGGAAGTTTTGATACTCGTCGTGCGATGATCACGACAATTACATTTACCGCAAAGACTTATCTGTTTGGAGCTATCGCAGATACTCCAGAAGGCCTTATCAAGAAGGTTCAGGTCGATTACATGTTGGATACCGACAGAGAACGTGCCAAGAGAGAGGTTCGTTATCGTGCAACTCCAAGAGCAGTCAAAGATTACGACAACGACGATACCGCAGTTCTTACTACCGAAGTCGATACAAAAGAAACAATCATCAAAGTCAATACAGTTCTTGGATTCTCTGTTGATGACTACATCAGAATCGGCAAAGAGAACATGCAAATCAGAGAGATTGCTGTTCCTGAAAAGACCATGATTGTTCATCGTGGTGTTGATAATACAGAGATTACCGCACACCTTAAGGATACCTCTGTTGACATCATCAGTGGAACCAGAACACCTGATCTGCCTCTGACTGGTGATGATGCACTGATTCTCGATGGTGATGACTTTGGTTTCAACGAACTAACGTCTGTCTATCAGGACTACAAGACCTATTCCCCATCGCAGGGTACTGATGTTTAATAGTGAGGAAGAACAATGTCGAACGATCCAATCGGGGATGCTCTTGAGATTACAACGTCAGATGGATGTGATGAGGTTACCCCTGTTAGCCGCGATGTCGAAGTCGTTAGAAAAGAAGAAAAAACAGACCTAAAGAGAGACTACGAATATACTCGTGGTCAACTTTATTCACTCATCGAAAAGGGTCAAGAGGCCATCGATGGGATCATGGAAATCTCACAAGAAACTGGGTCTGCAAGGGCCTATGAAGTTACTGGTCAGATAATTAAGAGTGTGGCTGATGCCACGGATAAATTATTAGACCTACAGAAAAAATTAAGAGACATTGAGGAACCTAAAGAAAAGGGTCCTAACAATGTAACCAATGCACTATTCGTAGGGTCAACTGCTGAGTTGCAAAAACTTCTTAAAAAAGGAAAACTAGATGGCTGATTCTAAACCTGAAATTGAAAAGGAACATGATGAAGACAAAAGTGAAGTTCTTGGTAATTTAGTAAAAGTAGTTGTTCTTATTTGGTCTGCGTCTCTGTTAACGTTTAGTTACGTTCGTTTGCCAAATGGTCAAAAAATCTTAGACTTTGACCCAACATTCATCGCTTCAGTTTTTAGTGGCTCTTTGGCCGCATTTGGACTGAGCCCCGCTAAAAATGGTAGTGCTCCAAAGAAAGCCCCGTCAATTGGAAAAAAGGAGGAAGAGAATGCAAAGGTTAATTAATGTACTCGCGTTGTCGTCTTTTGTTGTATCTGCTGCCGTTGTTGGTGGCGGTGCTTATGTATATCTTAACAAAGATGCAATGATCGAAAGTGCCAAGGAGAAGGTCACAAAGGCCGCAACAGAAGCAATTGCAGGAGCACTTCCTGGATTGTTGGATGCAGCAATGCCTGAACTTCCTGGTGCTACTGGTGGTGCTATCCCTATGGGTGAAGACAAAGGTGGTTCTGTTCCTGGAATGAGACTCCCTTAATGACAGATATTCGTGATATTGGTATTAGAAATGTGGAAATTCGTGATGTAAGTATTCCAAACTGGATGACTACACCTCCACAAGCAATCCCACCTGTTGTTCCAGTAACTCAACAGGTGGGAGTTCCTATTATTGACATTCCTGGGTGCGTTGAGGCACACATAGACAATAAAAAAGGAAAGAATGATAAGTTAGTAGATGATGATTCTCAAGGTGCCAAAGTATTTTGTGATGGTAATCTTCCATCATATAACCCCATAGATTATACACCAGAAAATTTAACAATTACTCGACCAGCACAAGTCCCCAAAGTACCTACACCACCAACTCCAGAAGTAAAACCTCCAGAGATTCCTAAAACTGCCGCACCTGCTACTGCGATTGTAGAGGAACAACCAGAACCTGAACCTGAGATTCCCTGGCAAGAAAAATATTTACCTACACCAGAGGCAGCGACTACGACAGCTGCAATTGCTGTGGTTGCAACTACATCTGCTTTGTTAGCGAAACCATTGGCCGATCTTCTCTTGAAGGTTATCAAACCAGTGGTCAAGAAAGTTATTACTAAAGCACAGAAACTTATAGGTAAGAAGATTCCTATCGAGTCTGTAAAGGACCGCCGAGATCAGCAGCGGATTCGCTCACACGCGATTCGGAAGTTGAAGGGGAAGGAATAGTATGTGCATGTGGTTTGATATAGTTCACATTATCAACAACAACATCTGCACAAATAGAATAGTATGGGCTCTTGGGATGAAAACGGATGCCTTCCTTTAATAAATTGCCACAATTCTTAAGTCTCGCAATCTCAAAATCAAGGCGTTTGTTTGCAGTCAACTGTTGTTGTAGTGCAATCTGAGTTGCTGCTGCTTTTTTACATTGATCTTGTAACTTTTTATCTTGTGGAATACTCCAAGTTGCACTAACACCAAGTGAGAGATTGTAACTATCTTTTTGGCCAGTTCTAGTTGGTTGCATCCATAGAATTGAGCCAGGATTATCTGGTGCGCCATCATCATCTAGATCACGCATATCATACACAGGAGTGTCATAATAATCCTCAAATGGTTTCTGTCCTGATGCAGAACCAGTTATGAAGGGTGTAATGTTAAGGGTG